CATGGCGTTAAAAGGTTCAACTATTGGACAAGTCCGTAGTCCTAACAAAAGCGGAGCGACTGGTGATGGAGAACACCTAAAAAGCCTAGCGTAGAGGAAAGGATTTTCAAAATGAAAAAAGAACAACTGGCAAACATCGGCTTAACTGAAGACCAAATTTCTCAAGTCTTCGCTTTGCATGGTGCGGATATCCAAAAGTTAAAGGATGATGTGGCAAGTAAAGATAGCGAATTGGAGAGCGTGCGTGGACAGCTGACACAACGTGACCAAGACTTGAATGATTTGAAGAAAAAAGGCGCAGATGTTGAAGATATTCAGCAAAAGCTAGCAGACTTACAAGCTAAGTACAAACAAGATACAGAAGCACTTGAGACGAAACTCGCAGATGAGAATAAATCTCGCTTAATCGATGCTGAATTAACAAAAGCTGGCGTTCGAGACGCAGAAATTTTCGAGAAAATCTTAAACAAAGACGAAATCTCTGTAAAAGATGGCAAATTGATTGGCTTGACTGAGCAAATCGAAGCTCAGCGTGCTAAGAGTCCATATCTCTTTAACGGGGAGAAACAAGCCCAATATACGCCAAACCAAGGCGATGGGCAAGGTGCTAATTTAGGGGATTGGGACACTGCTATGAGCAATCCTAACTTCAACCTAACTCAATTTTTAGAACAACAAGGAGAAAATAACTAATGGCTAATGAACTTACAAAAATTCTAGACGCGATTACACCTCAACGGTACAATGCATACATGCAACAGTACACGGCTGCTAAATCTGCTTTCGTTCAAAGTGGTATTGCAGTATCAGACGAGCGTGTCTCTGAAAACATTACATCTGGTGGTCTTTTGGTCAACATGCCGTTTTGGAATGACCTTACTGGAGATTCTGAGGTTCTAGGCAATGGCGACAAAGCGCTAGAAACTGGAAAAATCACTGCTGGAGCAGACATCGCCTGCGTTCTTTACCGTGGACGTGGTTGGGCTGCTAACGAATTGACTGGTATTGTAGCCGGTTCTGACCCAGTCCGTGCTATCTTGAACCGTATCGGTGCTTACTGGTTGCGTGAAGACCAAAAAGCCTTGATTGCTACCTTGAATGGTATCTTTGCTACTGGAACTGGTGGAGAGAAAGGTGCGCTTGAAGAAACTCACGTATCAGACCAATCCAAAGCATCTACTGGTATCGATGCAGCTATGGTGCTTGACGCTAAACAATTGCTTGGAGATTCTGCTGATCAAGTTACTGCTATTGCTATGCACTCTGCGGTTTACACTAAACTACAAAAAGACAACTTGATTCAATACATCCAGCCAACAACTGCGACAATCAACATTCCGACTTACCTTGGTTACCGTGTCATTATCGATGATGGTATTGCACCAACAGGAGATATCTATACTTCATATCTTTTCCGTACTGGTTCAATCGGTCTTAACACAGGAAATCCATCAGGATTGACTACGTTTGAAACTTCTCGTGAAGCAGCTAAAGGTAACGACATGATTTACACTCGTCGTGCCCTTGTTATGCACCCATACGGTGTAAAATGGACTGGCGCAGAAGTGGATGCTGGAAACATCACTCCATCAAACGCTGACTTGGCTAAATTCAAGAACTGGAAACGTGTTTATGAGCCTAAGAACATCGGTATTATCGCTTTGAAACACAAAATTGGCAAATAGATTGGGTAACAGAATATGATTCAAGAATTGAAACAAGACAACACAATGTACTTGATCTCATGCGTTCGGAAAATGCGTCAGGATAATTATTTCAATGACATGGAAGTTCTCCACTACGCTTTGACCCAAGCAGAAAACGAGATTTTGAATTATATTCACCAAGACAATGTGCCTGGACGTTTAGAGAACGTATGGATAGACATGACCAACGACTTACTGGACAAGGTCAAGGAGCAAAGTGTGCTTGCTGAAAAAGCTGCTGCAGATGACTTTTCGGTTAAGAGTATCAAAATGGGTGATACGACAATCGAAAAGGTTAGTCCTTATGAAATGATTCAACGAATGAAACAAGTGCCGTCATCACTTGAGCGCTACAAGCGTCAGTTGAATCGTTTTAGGAAGCTACTATGACCGAATATGCTAAGACAGTCTTTGATTGCTTGTATGACTGTAAAATGACGGTTAAAGGTTATACAGAGCAAGAGATAGATGGTTTGACCAGTATGTCAGAAAGCGTGCTATTAGAGGACATTCCTTGCAGGATTTCACAAATGAGCAATAGTTCAACGAACGGGAGCGACTATCAAGCTAACGGCTATGATATGAAACTCTTTTGCTCTGTTGTATACGATATTCCTGCAGGTTGCAAGATTGAGGTGACTGATAGAAATGGGCACGTTAAAGTGTTTACACGTTCTAATGTGCCTATTGGTCAGTATTGGTCACATCAAGAAATTGCTATAAAGCTAGAGGGCAAGTCATGAGTGGCAGTTTTGATTATCGTAGTTTCGCTAAGTTCGCTAATAACTTCAACAGGAATGTGAATCATGCGAAAGTAGACCGATTTATGAGACAAACCTTGAATTACGAAGGTACAGAATTGAAATCTAAAGTGAAAGAGAGAACACCCGTCGGTGTTTATACGGATCATTGGGTGGAGTTCACAACCAAAGATGGCAAACACGTCAAATTTTGGGCAAGTGCTCATGGTAAACAAGGCGGAACCTTGCAAAAAAGCTGGTCTAAAAGCCGTATTGAGGTATCTGGGCGGACTTATAAGCAGAAAGTTTATAACAAGGTCTACTATGGCCCACACGTTGAGTACGGGCATAAGACGGTTAATGGTGGCTTTGTTCCAGGGCAATTTTTCCTTCATAAAACGGTTGAAGATACTAAAAGCGATATGGAAAATCGTGTCCGTGATAAGTATGATGGCTTTATGAGAAAGGTAGTGTTAGGAAATGGCAAATAAAGGCTTTCGGTTAGTCGAGGAGTTAGTTAGCCACATCAAGGGGTTATATCCTGACATCAGGATTTATCTGGATGAAGTAGAGCAAGGCTTTAAAGAGCCTTGTTTTTTTATCCATGTGGTTGATACTAAGTACACTCCAGAGGCCAATAAATATGTGAAAGTACGTTCTAAAGTGGATTTGTCTTATTTTCCTCCAAAGAAAAAGCGTAGCGAGTGTTTAGCAATGCAGGAAGAGTTGAGTTATAAACTCTTGCACTTACCGACGATTCATTTATTTGACCGTCAGTATGAAGTGGTTGACAATGTTCTGCATTGCATTTTTAACGCAAGCACACGCTTGAAGTTAGAAGAGGAAGATATCAAACAACGTGAATTGAAAGTGAAAGAAGAGGTAAAAGATGGATAATGTAGACGGAATTGTGTTCCCTACTGCGGACATTTTGGAAAGTAGCGCTTTTACCAACGGAGAAAAAGACATCTTGGGAGCTATTTTAGATCCAGAAGAGTCTTATAGTTTGGAAGAAGCAAGAGCAAAACTAGAATACGAACTAGGAAGGAAGATTAACTAATGGCAGGTGGAATTTGGAAACGCCAAAATAAAGTAAGACCAGGTGCTTACATCAACGTCAAATCAAAAGACATCGCAATGACTCGCCTTGGTGGTGATGGTGTCGTAACAGTACCATTAGCACTTAGCTTCGGTGAATCAAAGAAATTGATGAAAATCCGACGTGGTGAGGACCTATTTAAAAAACTAGGCTATGAACAAGAAAGCCCACAGCTTTTGTTGCTGAACGAGGCATTCAAACGTGTTAGTGAAGTCTTGCTTTATCGTCTAAATACAGGCGAGAAGGCAAACGTAAGCCTTTCAGACAACGTAACGGCTCAAGCCAAATATAGCGGTGTCCGTGGGAATGACATCACAGTAACGGTCAAAACAAACGTAGACGACCCAAGTTCATTTGATGTTGTCACATTCCTTGATACTGTTGTTATGGACTCACAAACTGTAAAAGTCTTGGCTGACTTGAAAAACAATGATCTAGTTGAGTTTTCAGGTACAGGCGAATTGCAAGCGGTAGCTGGTGCTAAATTGACTGGCGGTACTGACGGTACAGTCTCAACTCAAGACTACTCAGAATACTTCAAGGCGCTTGAAACAGTTGAATTTAACTATATGGCCTTGCCAGTAGAAGACGCTTCTATCAAGAAGGCAGCTATCAACTTCATCAAACGTATGCGTGAAGATGAAGGACTAGGCGCTCAATTGGTTGTGGCGGACTCTGACGCAGACAGTGAAGCAGTAATCAACGTTAAAAATGGTGTTATCTTGTCTGATAAGACAGTTATTGACAAGACGAAAGCGACTGTCTGGGTTGCAGCAGCAAGTGCAAATGCTGGTGTTGAAAAATCATTGACTTATGAGAAGTACGAAGACTCTGTTGATGTTGTGGGTCGTTTGAGCCATACAGAGACAGAAGATGCGCTCTTGAAAGGGCAGTTTGTCTTCACTGCTCGTCGTGGCCGTGCGGTAGTTGAACAAGATATCAACTCACACGTCAGCTTCACGATTGAAAAGAACCAAGATTTCCGTAAGAACCGTATCTTGCGCACCTTGGACGATATTGTGAACGATACTCGTTATGCTTTCTCTGAGTATTTCCTCGGAAAGATAAGCAACAACGAAGATGGACGTCAAGCGTTCAAAGCGAACCGTATTCGCTACTTCAAAGACCTTGAGGCTCGTGGTGCTATCGAAGACTTCAAAGTGGAAGACATCGAGGTGCTACGTGGTGAGTTGAAAGAGTCGGTAGTGGTTAACGTTAAAGTGAAACCAGTGGACAGCATGGAAAAACTGTACATGACAGTTACAGTAGAGTAGGAAAGGAGACAGTATGGCTTTTTTAAAAGGTCGTGACGTAATCAGCGGTCAGGAAGGTACCGCTTTTATTCACATCGACGGGAAAAATGAGTTCATGTTCTATATCAAGGAACTTGAAGCAACAGTTAAGAAAAACAAAGAAGAAGTCCGCACTCTTAACAAACGTGGTACGCAGGTAAAAGCGACTGGTTTCAAAGGTGAAGGTAAGATGACCATCTACGGTGTAACTTCAACATTCAAGGAAATGATGTTGGACTACATGAAGAATGGTCGTGATACCAAGTTACCAATGACGATGCAACAAGTTCAATCGGTCGTCAAACAACTATCTTGCGTGAGTGTAACCTTGATGAAGTTGTGATGGGTCAACTAAAAGTTGAAGAAGATTTCTTGGAAGAAGAAGTCAACTTTACTTTTGAAGATGTGGATATCTTGGAAAAATTTAATGCGCCTAAATTAGGTTAGAAAGAGGATAGATAAATGGCAATTTCAGACTTTTTACTAGAAAACGTTCAACGAGATGAAACTAAAGAAGTGACACTGGAACGTTTCAAATCTCCTTTCGTCATTCGTAGTATTGACGAAAGTTTAAATGATACGTTGAAGAAACGTGCAACAATCAAGAAGAAAAATCGTCAAGGTGTGACTATTCCTGAGTTTAACAATGAAAGATACATTGACTCATTGATGGTAGCCTGCGTTGTTACCCCAGACTTAAAAGATGCTCAACTACAAGAGTCTTATCATACAGTTGGGGATGAAGCAGCAACATTGAAAACTATGTTGAAAATTGGGGAATATAATCGACTTATGCAAGAAATCCAGTCGCTTAATGGATTTGATGAAGATATCAACGATCTTGTCGAAGAAGCAAAAAACGACTAGAGGACGGGGACGCAGAGTTGAGTTATGCTTACTACTGTTTGCATCAATTCAACTGGACTCCGTCCTTTTTGGATAGCTTATCCAAGCGTGAAAAAGCCTTGATTTTTGCCTTTATCGATATCCGAGTAGAAGCAGAGCAAAAGGAACAGAAAGAAATGGAAAGAAAAAGTAGAGGAAGGAGGAGACGGTAGAAGATGACTACATTAATGCAAACCCTAGCGCTTAGAGATAATTTCTCAAGCCCTTTGAATCGAATTAATAGCACAATCAACAGGACTATTGCTAAGTTCGGCGAGTTGGATAGACGTGTCAAGAATATGACGCAGACTGCAACGGTTAAAGTCAAAGCAGATATGCCTAAGAATTTAACTGCGCCTAAAGTTTCTAGCCCTGTAGCGCCTAAAATGACGCCACCTATCGCTCCTAAACTTCCTTCGACTGGGCCTCTTGTTGGTGGCTTAGGCGTTGCTACATCCATGCTTGGCCGTATGACCTCTATTTCTCGTGCTTTGAATTTCATGGTGGCTATTCAAGCCTTGAGGCAAATGGCTAATTTAATGAGTGGTCTGATTAAGTCAGGAGATGAGTATATCCAGACTATGGCAAGGCTTAAGACGATAGAAGATGGATCTAAGACAGGCCAAGAACTTCAAGATAGTATCATGGCAGCAGCACAACGCTCAAGGACTGGTTTCGGTATCATGGCGGATTCAGTGGCTAAACTACGCTCGCAAGCTGGAGAAGCCTTTAAAAGCAATGATGAAGCTATTGCATTCGCTGAACAGTTGAACAAACTGTATAAAATCGGTGGTGCAAGCTTAGAGCAACAAAAAGCAGGGACACTTCAAATCACACAGGCGCTTGCTTCAGGGGTTCTTCGTGGTGATGAGTTTAACTCTATGATGGAGAACGCTCCGCTTGTTGCCCAAAAACTAGCTAGACATCTTGGCGTTAGCGTTGGTCAATTGAGGGCAATGGCTAAAGATGGTCAGTTAACTGGAGATACTCTTAAGAACGCCTTACTTGGTTCAGCAGTTGAAACAAACGCTGAATTTGCAAAAATGCCAATGACCTTTGCTGATATGATGACTCAGGTTGGTAACGTAGCTTCATACGCATTTCAGCCTTTAATTCAAGCGTGGCAAGAGTTTATAAACAGTACCGCTGGACAAAACTTCATGGCAGGTTTAGAGACCGCTATGTTTGCGATTGGCCAGATTGCGTTATGGCTCTTTAATCTCTTTGTTGCAGGTTGGAACTGGGTGACTGAGAACATCAATATAGTTATGACAGCATTAACACTTCTTGCAGCAGTTGCTCTTATAGCAGGTGTCGCAATGTTTGTAGCAGGTTTGATGGCAGGAGCACCTTGGGCTTGGCTGATGCTGATATTGATAGGTGTAATTGGAATCGCGCTATTAATCGGTATGGCTCTAAACGCTATGGGGATTTCATTCTTAGATGTTGCAGCTGCTATCGTTGCAGCCTTTGTCTTTGTCGGAACGGTAGTTTATGACATCATTATGTTTGTTATCAATCTTGTCATGTATATGATTGCACCTATTGTGAATCTCTTCATAGGTATTTACAACATTGGTATAGCAATTGCAGAATTTTTGAGAAATGTCTTTAAACACCCGGTATATTCCATCAGAAAGTTATTTTATAATCTTATTCGAACTGTATTAGATTATTTTGCTTCGTTTGTTGATGGGGTAGTCAATGTAGCGCAATCTATCGGTAATGCTTTTATAGCCGGCGCCAATATGGCTATTAAAGCTATCAACTGGATCATTGACGCTTTGAATACACTCGGTTTAGGGTTAGGTAATGTTGGCGAAATGGGTTACATGTCTAATGACGGTAGTTTTGCCAATGGTATTCGTGCGATGGGAGAGATGTTTAATCCGGGAGAGGCTCCTGATGATTATGAATCTTTTGACGGCATGCGTGCTAACATGATGACTCCAGGCGGTTTGTGGGATGGGATGAAAAATCCTTTCTCAACTGCTGGCAATGCTTTTAGTGGTACTAAGGCTTTTGGTCAAGGTGTTGGTGATGCTATGCAAGGCTTCGCTGATAAGATGAAAGGCCAAGACGAACTTGCTTCTAAATTTGACCAAATGAACCAAACACCAGCAGGGGCTGGTGCTCCTTCTGGTGGTGCTGGTGGTCTTGGCGACAAGCTAGGCAAAGGCAAGAACATTGGTAACGTCGGTAAGATTGAAGATGAAGTCAAGCTGAAAGACGAAGATATCAAGATGATGCGTGACGTTGCAGAACGTAAGTACATCATTGATTATCAAGTTTTAACACCTCAAGTTAGTGTTAAATATGAGTCTAAAAACAGTGCTACTGAGCAAGATATCAATGATTTAGTTGGTAAGATTGAAGAAAAGATTGTCGGTTTGGTCGATAGCGACCTAGGAATTGCGTAGGAGGTAGAAAGAAATGGCGATTGGCATTTTCGTAGAGTACAAAGGTCAAGTCACACAACTTCCTGTCAATCCAGAAGAGCTGAAAACGAAGAATAGCGCCAATAACGAGTCAACGACTAGTATTGCGCTAGGAGAAATAACCCAGATGAGTTTTCCTAAACTCTCTGAGGTTACTTTCACTTCGTTCTTCCCTAGAGACACTTTCCGCTCTTATGTTCTGAATAAATCAGGAACGCCTGAAACCTATGTTCGACTCTTAAAGAAAATCATGGACGGGAAAGAACCTTGTCGCTTGATTATCTCTGGCGTGGGTATCAATATGCTTGCGACAGTTGAGAGTTTTGAGCAACAAAGAAAAGCTGGTATTCATGAGGATGTTTACTACGACATCACTTTCAAAGAGTACAAGATGGCCAAGGCTCGGTTTGTAAAAATTGAAAAGAAGGTATCAGAAGAGAAGAAAGCTAGTCAGCCTCAGAAAGAGCAAGCCCCCTCAACTAAGAAAGAAGTGACTATCGGTGCAAAGGTGCTCGTTAATGGGCAGCTGCATAGAGATAGCTACGGAGAAGGACCAGGCCAAACTGAGTCAAACGCAACTAGGCTTGTCAATTATATCAATATGAAAGGGTCGCATCCTTATCACGTTACCATGCTGGATGGCGGTTGGCGTGGTTGGGTTACTGCTGATTCGGTGCAAGTTCTATGATGGAATTTCTGATTCAAGATGTGAATGACGGTAAAGTCTTTGATATCACTGAGTTGGTCGGAGGTGTCAAATGGGAAACCAGCATTGATTTTCAACCGGGAAAACTTGAGTTTGATATGATCATAGACTCGCAGGTTGCTTGTAACTTTGGGGATGTTATCCGCTTCAAGGTAGATGATACGGGCATTTTTTACGGTAAAGTTTTCAAGAAAAAGCGGAAATCAGCTAAGAAATGGTCGGTTACTGCCTACGACAGAATGAGGTACCTGAAAAACACCGACACAATTGTGTTTGAAGCCTCTAAAAGTCATGAAATCTTTAGTAAGATTTGTGAAATATCAGAACTTGAGTACAAGGTTGTTGATGAGGGGAACTGGACGTGTCCAGAGAAAATCGAAGATAAGAAAACTTATTTTGCGATGATCCAGAACGCTTTGGACTTAACATTGATTCATGGCGGCATGTGGTACATCATCAGAGATAACTTTGGTACAGTCGAGCATATAGCGTTAAATTCGCTGATTACTGACTTAGTGATTGGGGATGATAGCGTGGCTACAGACTTTGACTATGAAGGCTCTATCGATGATAGCTACAACTATGTGAAGCTGACTAAAGACAACAAGCAGAGTAAGAAGCGTGAAGTTTACGTTGTGAAAGACTCTAAAAATGTGGCTCTTTGGGGCAAGTTGCAGTACCACGAAAAAGTGGATGAAAAGATGAATGAGAGTCAGATTCAACAGAAAGCTGAACTCTTATTGAAAGCTAAGAATCATCCTAAAAAGACTTTTAAAGTTCCTTGTTTAGGACATCTTGGAATCAGTGCTGGCAACAGTGTTGTGCTGGATTTTGCTGATTTAGAGTCTGAAGGGATTAAGAAGAACAGTCTTGGCATCATCTCTAAATGTACCCACAAGTGGGACAAGGTGCATACAATGGATTTAGAATTGAGGACGCTGGAATAATGGCAGGAGAGTTATTAGCACGCCTTTTGGCGCAGGGAGTAGATGATGGGACAGACAGAACAGATATTGTTTTTGGTTCCGTCACATCTGTTTCTCCTCTGACAATCAAGGTTAATAATAAACTTGAAATCCCTGAGTCCTTTTTAGTTTTAAGTCCGATGGTTAAAGAACTACGCACTGGAGATACTGAAGGGGACAATAAGAGGTGGATTGTTTTTCGTGATCTTGAAGCAGGAGACAAAGTCTTGATGATTAAAGCCCAGAATGGGCAATTATACTACGTTTTACAAAGGATGGAGTGAAGATGGTAGATATACGAAACATTGAAGAAGTTGTTTTGCCATCCTACACTTATCAAGTTAAAAATGGCAGAATACACGGATATATTGATGGATTAGAAGCTATGAGGCAAGCTGTTGAAAAGATTTTGCTTACAGAACGGTTTGAGTGGGTCATCTACTCTTCTAACTACGGAGTAGAATTGGATCGCTTGATAGGAAAACCTTATGATTTTGTGAAAGCTGACCTTGAGAGAACAATTTCTCAAGCCTTGTTAGTTGATACAAGAATTAAAAGTGTTCAAAATTTCTTCATTGAGCAGCAAACCAAAGATAGCTTGCTTTGTGTCTTTGAAGTCCATACTATATCCGGTTTATTTAAAGTTGAAAAGGAGGTGACGCTGATTAATGATAGGTGATTTCTTAGAAAAATACACGTTTGATTATCTGATGAATGACGCTCTTTCTCGTGTCAATGAAAATATTGATACACGGGAAGGTTCTATCATCTATGACGCATTGGCGCCTGCTTGTTACGAGTTAGCTGGTTTTTATTTGCAGTTGAAAAATCTACTGCT